TGTCTTAATATAGAAGTAGATGCCTTAGAAAGACCACCAATCATGTGCGATAATCCTAGGCCATAAAAACCAAGACCCGGTAAAAATTTGTATTGCACAAAATAATTAATTTTATTTTTAAGTGGATCTGTTTCTAAATAATTTCTTCTTATTGATAAAACTGTCGATGAATCCTCGTCGATAGTAATAATGTAAGGTAATTTCAAGCCGGTTGGCTGGCCTTGAGCGTCTATGTCCTCAAAACCCTGTATGTCTAATACGGTATGTATTTCATATATTGTCCTATTACGATCTTCTTTGTAACTAGGCTCAATACCTTGTATGTCGTCTATTGCCTTTTCTATTTCTGATTCAGTGTCATCGTAAGTTTCTTCATTTATTTCTACATTTGCATAAAAACCAGTTAGTTGTTGCTTTCTTACCTCGTTGAGAGACATGCTAATTGCATGAGTTATTCTCTCCGCAGAGCTAATGTCACTTGCCTCATAAGGAACAATTAGATCTTCTGGGGGTATAAATTTAGATACTGCTTTGCCAGTTACGCTGTCATAATAAACTTTTTTAAATGCAGAGCCAGCTAATGGCAAATAAAATAACAGCATGTCAAGTTCTGGGTCATAATCACTCATTACATTCATAATGTAATAATTCATAAACTCTTGTACTCTTTCTGCTTGATCTTCGGTTTCTATTGTTCTTGCGCCTATTATTTCTGTCTTAACAGGACCTTTTGGTGGCAACATTTCTTTATATGCTTGAGCCTGGAATTGTGTAACTGCCTCAGCAAGTATTGGATGAATTACTCCAGATGATCCCTCGAAGGGTTGTGACCTGGACTCATCAAACTTCATGCCTAAATATTTAAGACCATCCGTATATGTTTTTTCCCACTCTGATCTTGACTGTTTATCAGATTTTATAGAGCTTATGAGATCTGAGGATATTTTTTGTAAAGTAGATTGATCTATAAATTCTACAAGGTTTGCATTGAAATCCATTTGTGGAGCCTGCATATCCATCATATCTTCATCAAGTAAAACTTGTTCTTCGCTTACTAATATTTGAGCGGCATTAGCTATTTGTTCCTGCCTAGTTTCTTCTGGAAAAATCTCAACCGTGGAAGATTGATTTTTAATATCTGGTGAGTTTTCTGCGTCTAATACTTTTTCAATTGCCATATTAATGTAATACCTTTGGCTCATGCTTTGTTTCAAAAGCCTGGATTATGTCTTGTAATTCACCTAAAACCTCAAGTCCCTGTGACTCTGCAATTAATTCAGCGTTGTTAATATTCTCCGCATGAATATTGGGCCCTGCATGATCTTCGCCATCCCAAGTAAATTTTGTTATATATATCTTCATCAATAATATACCTGTCTGTTAGATTTTAAAAGCCTCACCTCATCTTGGTAATCTTCGTTAAGCGATACAAAACCGCCTTGTCTAAACCTCATCAATGCCATTGTAGCACTATCGCAATAGTCGTCATAATCGCCAAAAGGAAAAGATGCCATTTCTTCTATGACTTCATCGGCAAAATCGTGATCTGGGGCCCAGACCATACCGGATTCGAATATGGGTGCAACACTATTCATTCTAGCTATTTTATCTTGACCACGACTTGGACTATATGCAGTTACAGGAATACCCATACGTCTCAATTCATGTGTTAAAGGCGTGCCAGATGCTTTTGCCTCTATTAATATGCAATCCGGATTCCAATACCTATACTCCTCCATGGCCAGTCTTTTTAGCTCTGGAAAATCCGCTCTTACTCTTTTTGCATCTAAAAGTATTATTGCATCTGGTGTTTCATCACCAGCATTAAATATGGCCCAGGTTGTGATTGCAGAATAATCCGCAGTTTCTTTTTTTGAAAAAGCAGTATCGTAACTTTGAATTACATAAGAATATGGAGGTATATCCTCATACTCCCACCGTCGCCACCATTCTCTTTTTACTATAGACCCTTCCTCTGCCGTAGGATTTTGCATCCATTGTGAGTTCCATTTGCTTACGGGGAGAGAGGCTTTTACACCTAAAAGCTCTTCTTTTTTCCAAAATTCTGGCCATAAAGGTTTGTCTGACTCCGGCATGATTGCAGGAAATTCTATTAGCTCCCATTGGTCAGAATTTTCATCGCCTTGTTTTTGTAGAACTTTTCCAACCAAGTCTTTTGTAGACCACCTAGTCATAACAATTACGATAATTCCGCCTGGTTGTAAACGTTGTCGAGGACCAGAGGTATACCATTCATATGCAGACTCTAATGATTTAGGTGATAGTGCATCTTGCTCTGAGTGTGGGTCATCAATGACCAAAAGATCCGCACCACGACCTGTAATAGCACCACCTACACCTGCGGCGAAAAACTCACCCTCCTGGTTAGATGTCCACCTTCCAGCTGATTTGTTATCTGCTTGTAGCTGTAATTGTGGAAAAATGTGTTGATAATCTTCGCTATCAATAATGTTTCTTACCTTACGACCAAACCTTACTGCTAATTCAGCGGTGTGAGTGGTTTGTATTATTTTTAAATTACCCCTGCGGCCCATCATCCAAGCAGGAAAAAAAGTTGATGCAAATTCTGATTTTGAGTGCCTGGGCGGCAAACAAACAATCAATCTTTTTAGTTTACCATCTGCGATTCTATTGAATTTATCTGCAATAATTTTATGATGCCGGCCTTCAATAAAATCTGGCCACATGTGCTTTACAAAACTCATAAAATCTTTTTGGCAAGCGTCTTGTTTATCTAGTTGATCGTATCTATGAAGTAAAGCTACAGCCTCAGCTTTGTCTTGTTCTGATAGTATGTCGAAATCTTTTAGTGATACTTCATTCATGTTTATAAAGTCGGGCCAGGCAACCAGGTAGTGACATAGTAGCTACCCAACCCTAAACGCTTAATTGCGTCTAAGATTAGTATAGATTAATAAACAGGCCGAGCAAAATAATTAACAAGGTAAAAATACCCACCGGTGTATGTTTAGATGTCATGCCACTCTTTGCCTTCAAAAAGCAAAGATTCAGCAAGCCTTCGTCTTTCTAAACCTGGTAAAACTTTGCCTCCAGCCTTGTTCCATCTACGCATTTGTGCTGGAACCTCGTCTAATTTATTTTCATTTAAAACCTTAATCATGGTTGAATTATTTAGATTGGTTGGACCAAGATTGTAAGTCCATGCAACTAAAGCATCAAATTGATTTTGAGTTAATGGCACTTTTACTGCGTCATTCACATATCCGCCATATTCCTCTAGCTCATGCTCTAACCAAGCATCCGCTTGTTCTTGAGTGCAAGTGTCACCAGCTTTTACGCCTTTAGTTCGACCATACGCTATCGTTAAAACATTAACAGCATCGTAATAGGCCTCTAATTCACAGCCTTCAAATTTTTTAATTAAAGACTTGCCTTCCTCTGATATTTTCATTCTTTCTCCTTCTTGGTTGTTACTTTTCTGTAGTAAACCACTACATCTTTAAGTTCGGTTATGTATCTTTTTATTTCTTGCATGTTATAAGCCATAATCTCGTAATCTGGTATTGTCATGGCTAAAAAAACTAACTCACCTTCTTGTTTTTCTATTCTTGCAAGCTGTTCTTCCCAATTGTCTGGTGTTATTACAATCCAGCCAGGTTGTTTTAAATCAATCTCTCTTGGCATAATAGGTTGAACTATTTGCCGTTCTATTGGTTTTGCAGATACTTGTATTGGATTAGTCGGAAGTAGACTGCAATTGCAAACCATTATCAAGACTATCAACGGTGCCGCTGAGTTTCTCAATATCTTCCATGATATGTTTTGTACCATTATTTATTTTTCGCTCCATTTCTATAGGGTCAGCTAATATTTTTGATGCTAACTCATAATTTTGAATAAATTGTGTATATCTTGACAGCTCCCTTTGTGCGGCCTGGCTCTTAACAGTTAAATCTTGTAACTGCTTAGTTTGTAACTCGAACTCTTCTTGTATTGATTTTATGGCCTCTTCTTGCGTCGCCACTGCGCTTTCTAATGAGGAATTGTTAGCCTGTAGTATTTGGTTTTGGCTATATAAATAATAAGAAACTGCAAGCAAAACTAAAACTATACCTATTAAAACCTTACTCATTATCCATGCACCAATTCCAAGCATCGTGATCGTGATATAAAAACGCCTCGCATTTTTTATATTTTTCGCGCCATTTATCAGAGTCAAACTTATCGTTCCACTTTAAGCTAGAGTTTTCTGCTATAGGTATAAATTTGGATGGTGTTGAGCAACTTATTAAAAATATACTAACCAGCAAGAGGATTCTTATTGTCATCTTTTATTTCCTCTATTTGTTTATCAAGACTTTCTAAATCAGCTTTTATAGTAGCTATATCTGTTTTTATTTCAGTAACATCTGGAACATCTATACCATCTATTTCTTTTTCTAAAAATTGCACGGACGTTTCTATAGATGCAAAGCGTTCTTCAATAACTTGTACGTTATCCTCTGCCTCGCTTATGCCACCGATTTTAGCCTCTAGGTTTTCTAGTCTGTTGACATACTCAGCGCCTTGATAACCAAAGCCTGCGAGCGTGCCAACGATACCTACAAGAGCAATTATTTGTGTTGTTTTATTTTGTAACCAGTCCATGCTACCTCCATATTTCTGGTTGCCCTTCAATCATGCTTTGTAAATTATTTATATTTTTACCTGCATAATTATAAAAAGCATTTATATTGTCATCTAGTGTAGCAGAGGTATATATGTCTTGGGTAGTATACCAGGTAGAAGTGTCTGGTATTGTAGTTTGAGTGTATGAATTAAATTGAGGTACATATCCTATCAAAGCAACCAAATTTGACTCGTCGCTATACTCACCTGTTGCTTGTTGTTCTTCTTGCATTTCTTCCTGCTGGGCCTCAATATTTTGAGCAATAATTTTATCTGCTATTTGGTCTGCCTCTGATTGAGTCATTACTCCTCCAATTGCAGTATCTATTTCTCCTTGCACATTTTGCACTTGGACATCTGCCATAACGACCTCGGTGCCGCCATCAACAGTATTCATAGGAGTGATACTAACACTAACGGATCCTCCTACATCTGAGCTCATAGATAAAACCTGGTTGTTTTGTGCTGTAGCACTAGCATATTGATCTGAAATACTTGGTGAGCTAGAAGTGCTAATACCACCAGACGATGCAGTGCTAGATCCTTGCGCGACTACGTTTGTATTTACTACATTAGATGTTGTTTGTGTTGATGTAGAGCCAACATTTACACTTGCGGTTGCGGTTTTTACAGCATTTTTTACGACACTAAGAGCCACTGATCTTAATTTACCGTTACTGGATGGCTCATCATTTTCAATAACATCTAACTCCTCAGTTACTTCTTCTAATATTTCCTCTCTGGCCTCTTCTTCTCTTTCAGCCAAACGTTCTTCTTCAAGCTCTTCAAAAACTTCTTCTAAATCTTCAAATACTTCTTCTACAGCCTGTTCTTCAAATATTTCTTCTCTAAACTCCTCTGCTGGCTCATCATTTTCTGCTATTCTTTCTTCTCTTTCCTCATGGTGGTCTCTTCTTTCTTCCTCAAACCAAGTATCAAGCTCCTCTATCGTTTCAATAACTAAAATAGTTTCTGGTTCAGAGTAATCTTCTACAAATAAAGTTTCTTGCAAAACAAACTGCTCTATTAGTATATCTTCTTGATGTATTGGATCTTCATGCCTTGGCCCAAATTCACTTATAAATGGCAACGGTTCTGGATCAAAAAAAATAATTAATTCCTCTGGTTCTGAATCTCTAAAAAAATCTTGAAAATCATCGCCACCAAAATCTTCAAAGGGCGGAAATACCTCCTCTTCAAAGATTTCTATTACTACAAATGGCGGTTCTTCGTTGTGGTGGTGGTGAGCGTCATTGTTAAATATACCTGTGGCAAATTGTTCTTGCTCGTCTATAAAGCCATAATCTGCTTGTTCATCGTTAAAAAAAGCTACTGATTCTTGTTGCCTAAAACCAGGGCAAAAAGTGGCATATTGAGGATCCTCGTCACATTGTTGATTATCATAGGCTTGGCTGTAATTAGGACATGATTGACTATAAAGCTGGCTTATATTACATTGTTGCGTTAATAAAGCATCTGCATAACCAGCACAGCTACTATCATTTAGTGGATTAGAACAATCTACTCCATTACCGCTACCGACTCCATATAAACTACCACCGCCTTCTAGCAGGTTATTGAATGATGTGTTGTTCCAATCTGTGTTGACACAATCACTAGAGTTGGTAGTTCCGACATTACATTCATCGTGAAATAAATATTGATAAACTTGAGAAGATCCACTACCTACCTCACCAATAATTACATCGTGATTAATGATGTCTAGCTCATCATATCTATATTCAAAGGTATTATTTGGCCATAAAATTACTTCAAAGCTGTTATCACTGTTACGGTTATATTCTCTCATGTCATACCAACCAAAAATCATTTTCGTGCTGTCACCGTAAGACTTCATTCTTGAATTATTGTCCCTTATTAAATCAGTCCAAAATGGAAACATAGTGTATGTGTAATTTTTAGTGCTTATCGGGTCGGGCGTATAATCAGCACAGTAATTATTTGAATTTATATTGCCACTTCCTAATCCAAGATGCAGACAACCATTAGTTGACATGCGAGCAGAATTAAAAGTCTGACCATAAAAAGTAAAATCAAATGTCAAGTTTATATTTGTTGAAAGTTGATCGTCACCTACCTCATAAGCTAATTCACCTTCAAAACTGCCAGCATTTTTTTGTAATTGATAAAGGTCTTGATTGGCCTCGTAAATGTATTGAGCGTAGGTATTACAGGATAGAAGGATTAACCCCCATATAATTCTTTTTTGCATTGCGCTTTCGATTTTGTTTTGCTTATAACCACTTTACTTATTAACCCAGCTACGTCATTTTGTATTCTATCTCTTTTTGGATTATGTTCTTGACTACATTCTGCAACAAACTCATCCTCAAAATCTTTTTTATCTGGTCTTTTAGATGGGTTAGCTATCCATAATTTTTTGGCCTCTTCACCTATCTTGCCTTCGTATGGAGCGGGTGTTCCTGCTTGCCACATTGCTTTAAATACTCTTTCATCTTGAGCCAGCAAAGAAATAGCCGCTACTTTCATACCCATGTCGTATAAATATTTAGATAATTTTAACCTTTCACAATTCATGTCTCTTACTGATTTACCGCCAGATAAACCAAAAACCTGTCCTTGAAATGCTCCAGATACACCGGTTGTGCATAAGTCCTGTGAATATGACATGATGCTTGGCGCTATTGCAGACGCAGGAGGGGCCTCAGACTTTACGTTTTGGTTAATAGTTTGCACTGATTTAGATTCGTTGATATTCCTGTTTGTGTTATCAGATTTTGTGTTGTTATTATTTTGATTAATATTATTCGTTTGTACGTTTGATTGTGAGGTGGATTCATTAATATTTCTATTGGTATTATCAGAGGTGCTTGTTGAAGTGTTTACATTTGTGTTATTAACCGTTTGATTTACCGTAGAATTTACATTGCTGGTTGAAGTAGATGTGTTTATATTTGTATTAGTATTATTTGATGTAGTATTAGCTGTCGAAGTGCTGACGTTTGTATTTACATTAGTGTTTTGATTTGTATTTACATTTGTATTTGTAGAATTATTGGTATTTGTAGATACATTCGTATTTGTTGAAACATTGGTATTACTGGTGGTTGTATTATTGGTGTTCGTGTTTTGATTGGTGTTGGAATTTGTATTATTTGTGGTAGTTTCATTCGTTGTGTAAACGTTAGAATTTTCACAATACTGAGTGCCGTTGACGCAAGCTGTACCAGATTGTTGCGATGATTGTGCGTTTGCGTTTATCGAAAAACCTATAACAGCTGTAATAACAAGCATCACAGAGGCCCAGGCTATTAACTGGTCATGCTGTTTCTGATCCTTGTTCATTTGGTGTGTAAACTCCTAACTTGATTAATTTTTTTCTATTATTCAAATGTTCAGCCTCAATATCATCTTTACTTTGTCCATGATATGCGACAGCTAAATATTTTTTAACCATAACATCATTTATATTGATGCCGTCTACCACTACCTCACCCAAAACTCTACCATACTTTCCTTTGGAATCTTTAAGTTTTGAGCGTAAAACTACGTTTTTTCCTAAATTAATTGCGTCCTCTAAAAATTTAGCCGCTAATTTACCTCTTATTTTTTCGTCTTTATCTCTTGTCCGTGATTCTGGAGTATCAATGCCAAAAAGTCTAACGCGACATTTATGCAATATTGAAAAACCTAAATCTAAAATACAATCTATGGTGTCGCCGTCTACTACTCGCGTTACCTGGCAATTGTATTCATACATTAATCTTCACCTTTAAAACCTTTGGAAGAGTTAGACGTGCCAGCGTATAAACCGAACCATGCGGCTCCTGCCCCAACAATTATTGATATAAGTCCACTTTGTTCAAAGCTAGGTTGCTCTAACTCCATAAACCACATGGTACAATAATAAAGCAAAAAAATATAAACGCTTAAAAACACTCTAGGAAATATACGCCATGAGTCTACCGCTCTGGCTAAATGAATCCATTTTTGGTGAGGATTACGAGTAGTTTCATCTTCAAGATCTCTAATTTTTTCTTTAAGTTGATTGATTTCCTCAATCATAGACATGAATTTTGTGAGGTCTAATTCGACCTCATTGCGCGATGTGTCACCACTGAATCTATGATCTTCCATTATAAAAATTTAGCTAACACTACGCTAATTACTATGAATGGGTAAACGCCCCATATCATGTTTTCTAGCTTATCAAACCTTTTAGATCCGGCCTCAAGCCTTTTATCTATGCTTTTATATAGAGCTCTACACTCACGTTCGTGCGATTCTATAGCGTTTAATGCGTCTTTTACAGATGCCATACTTATAATCCTGGTTTACAAATTACTTTTTTTTCTTTTTTTTAACTCGAACAGTAGTATAAGCCTCATTTACATCTGGCGTTGATTTATCATCTGCCACATATCTTCCTTTTTTGGTTCTAGCTCTTACTTTTTTTTTCTCTGTTCCGGTAAAAAAATCCACTACCCTAGTCCATAAACTCATATTACTTCTCCTTGGCCTTGCCAACGTTAATTGCACACCAATCTACTAATTTGTAAATCTTGCCTATAAAAGCGTCATCGGCTGGTGTTGGCGTTAAAGCCGCTATTAAAGATGCTCCAGATATGACCCACGGGGCCAGTTGGATTATTTTTAAAGTTAAATCTAACATATTTATCTCCTATGAAGTTGGTGGGGTTGGAAATTCACCTAAAGGTCTAGTTGGTGGATCATCGTTATTATAAACATACAGCGCCGCTAATGCGTCTACATCTGAAACTGCATTGATTTTAGTTTTCATGCTTTGTGCTGTTGATCTCACATTTGTTCTGTAAGTGGTCCAATCACTTGCTACTGTTCCGCTTGTTTCGGTAGCCTTTACTACCATCCAATCGTTAGGCAGTAACAAGCTATACGCTTGATTGTCTACTACATGACAATGATTGTATTTAAGACCTCGAGTAATAATTCCTTCACTTGTTGTGTCATCTAATGATTTGGCTGTAGCTGTTCCATATGATGCAGTTACTTTATCATCCGCAAATTCAAACGTTTGGTTTGTATTAATATAGTATTTAGGGTCTTTATAATTAGTGTTATCTATTACTACTATATAAACACCTATAGCTTTGAGTTCTGCCTCTGACCAAAGGTTATGAATATTGCTAGGATACACAATATCTCCTATAGTTAATTGTTTAGGTTTATTA